AAGAGAAAATCCCGGTTCAAAACTAAAAACAGCGGTCACTGGCAAGGTCAAACCAGGATCAAAAGCTGCGAAGAGACGTAAGTCTTTCTGCGCACGTAGTGCCGGCCAAATGAAAAAGTTTCCAAAAGCCGCGAAAGATCCTAATTCAAGATTGAGACAGGCCCGTAGAAGATGGAAATGTTAAATGGTAAAAAAACTAAATAAGGTAGCAAAGGCTTTAGGTAAAGCTTCTAAGTTACATAAAAAACAATCAAAAATAATTAAAAAACATATTAAGGATATGAAATCTTATGGCAGATCCAAAAGTCGGAACAGGTAAAAAACCAAAAGGTTCGGGCAGGAGGCTTTACACAGATGAGAATCCTAAAGACACGGTTGGTATAAAATTTGCAACTCCTACAGATGCTCGTAAGACTGTTGCAAAAGTTAAAAAAATAAGTAAACCTTTTGCAAGAAAAATACAAATCCTAACCGTTGGAGAACAGCGTGCCAAGGTTATGGGTAAATCACAAGTCGCTGCAATTTTTAAGAAAGGGAAGGAGTCGATAAGAAGAAATGAAAAAGGTAATACTAGAAGCACTAGAAAAAAGGTATGAGGCTCAGATAGCTGAGGCTGATGCTACTATAAAAATATACTTTGAAAATTCTGTAGGTATAGGCGAACATCCACAGCATATTGAGGAAGTAGATAAGTTGATAGAGAAAATTGCTACTGCTGAAGAAAAACTACAAGTATTAAAGGAGTTTGAATAATGGAACTATTTGAACATTTTATAAAAATACTTAAACAGAGAAAAGGAGATGTTAAAGAATTAATGGCCAGTGGTGCTATTGACAGTATGGAAAAATATCAGTATATGTTAGGACAAATACGAACTTATGAAAGTTTGTTACAGGAAATATCCACCCTGCTAGATAAAAAGGAGCAAAATGAAAAAGGAACAGTCGTCAGTATCAAATCAAAAAGTGATACTACCAAATAAAGAACTCGTTGGAGTCAAAAAAGAAATTGACGAGTCATCAAAATTACCTGAACCAACAGGTTGGAGAATCTTAGTTTTACCTTTTAAACAAAAAGAAAAAACTAAAGGTGGTTTAATATTAGCAGACGAAACAGTAGAACGATCGCAAGTAGCATCGACTTGTGGTTTAGTTTTAAGAATGGGACCTCACTGTTACGATAAGGATAGATACCCAGAGGGTCCTTGGTGTAAAAAAGGTGATTGGATTATCTTTGCAAGATATGCTGGATCACGAATTAGAATCGATGGGGGTGAGATAAGACTTCTAAATGATGATGAAGTTTTAGCGACCGTGGAAAACCCTGAAGATATATTCCACGAATTTTAACAATCATAGGAGAAACTATGCCAGAAGAAAATAAAGATATGGTAGATATAGATACTTCAGGACCTGAAGTAGAAGTAGAATTACCACAAGAGAAAGAGGAGAATCAAGATGAAACAAATCTTAAAGACGGCGGTGTCGCCGATAGTGCACCTGCGGAACCTGTTGAGCAGCCTGATGTTCGAAATGAAAAGAACGAAGGCGGTGAGGTTACACAGGAAGCTGACAAAAATGAAGGTGATAAACAACAAGACAACACTAAAGAAGTTGAAGAATATTCTGAGAGCGTCAAAAAAAGAATAGCTAAACTTACTAAAAAAATGCGAGAAGCAGAAAGGCAAAGAGAAGAAGCTTTGCGTTATGCTGATAGTGTTAAAAGGGAAAGAGATGAGTTTAAGACTCAAGCTAATACTTTAGATAAAGACTATACTACAGAAATGGAGAATAGAATATCTGGACAGTTAGCTGCTGCACAAGCTAAACTTACAGCTGCAAGACAAGCAGAAGATCCGAAAGCTGAAACAGAAGCTTTAACAGCAATCTCACAATTAGGTTACGAACAAGGTAGACTAGCCGAACTTAAAACTCAAAATGAAATGAGAGAAAAGGCAGCTAAAGAAGAACCAGTTCAACAACAACCAACGACACAACAACAACCAACACAAGCGCCTGATCCAAAGGCCGCCGCATGGGCAGAAAAAAACGAATGGTTTGGAACAGATTCAGCCATGACTTATACTGCTTTTGATCTTCACAGGAAAATCACAGAAGAGGAAGGTATTGATCCTAAATCTGATGAATATTATGAGGAAATTGATAAAAGAATAAGACTTGAATTCCCGCATAAATTTGATAGAACTGTAAAACAACAGACTAGTAAACCTACACAAACCGTTGCCTCTGCAACGCGTAGTCCAAAGACTGGTCGCAAAAGTGTGAGACTCACGCCTTCTCAAGTCGCAATAGCGAAAAAATTAGGTGTGCCACTAGAAGAATATGCGAAACAACTTATGAACACGAAGGAGGCATAAGCATATGGAAAATAATAAAACGCCAAATCGTGCGAGTCAAACGAGCAAAAGTGATTCAACAAAAGTTGAAACACAAGCAAAATCGGTAGCTCCAAAAGAGAGACCAAAAGTTTGGACTCCACCATCGTACTTAGATACGCCCAACGCGCCAAATGGATTTAGACACAGATGGGTCAGGACAGAAATCCTAGGGTTCGTCGATACTAAAAATATACAAGGTCGATTAAGATCTGGTTATGAATTAGTAAGAGCAGACGAATATCCCGAAGAGGACTTTCCCACAGTCACAGATGGCAAATACGCAGGGGTGATCGGGCACGGAGGCCTTGTGCTGACAAGGGTACCGGAAGATCTCGCACAGCAAAGATCTGAATATTATATGCGTCAAGCAACAGATCAACAACAAGCTGTAGATGCCGAGCTTCAGAAGGAACAGCATAAGAGTATGCCTATCAATGTAGATAGAAATACTCGTGTAACCTTCGGTGGCAAGAAAAGTTAGAATTTTTTAACAGTTCAAACCAGCGAATAAATTAAACCGTACTGGAGGCCCTTCGGGGCAGGTACATAAGGAGTAATGACTATGGCTAACGCGTCAACAACAGGGTTTGGATTCAGACCCATAAAAAAAGTTGGTCAGACAGATAATAACGCTGGACTAGGTGAATACTCAGTAGCAGCTTCTTCTGCATTAATTTCGCACGCATCAATGGTGCAATTAACAGCAGACGGAGTAATCCTAAAATCAGGAAATACTACTGCGAATAATCTAGGAGTGTTAAACGGTGTATTTTTCACCGATGCTGATACCAACAAACCAACGTTTGCAAATTTTTCTAAAGCAAGTAACACTGCTACGGACATAACTGCATTCGTAAATGACGACCCAAGACAGATGTATGACATCATGTCTGCGGACACTGCATTTAACCAAAACGAAGTTGGTTCATGTGCTGACCAGGTCGATGCTGATGGAAGTTCTCCGTTGTTTATTTCGAAATCAAAAATTTCGGCAACAACAGGTGCTACATCAACACAACTAAAAATAATCGGAGTTTCCAGAGATCCTGATCATTCTGATACAACTGCTGAGGGCTTCGCTCTTAGAGTTATGATCAATGAACATATCTTAGGAAATAACGTAGACGGGATCTAATAGGAGGATAACAACATGGCGATATCACGTAATCAACTAGTCAAAGAACTAGAGCCAGGTTTGAATGCCCTATTCGGCCTGGAATATCAACAGTATGATCAAGAACATGCTGAGATATATACAACTGAGTCATCTGACAGAGCTTTCGAAGAGGAAGTTATGTTATCAGGATTTGGTCAAGCTAAAGTAAAACCGGAAGGATCTAGCGTAGAGTTTGATAGAGCTCAAGAAACTTTCACAGCAAGATACACACACGAGACTATAACTCTCGGGTTTGCAATCACTGAGGAAGCAATTGAGGATAACTTATACGATAGACTTGCTTCTAGATATACAAAAGCATTGGCAAGATCTATGGCTCAAACAAAACAAATCAAAGCAGCGGCACCATTAAATAATGGTTTACCAGGTTTGACTTTCAAATCAGGTGATGGTGTAACTCTTTTCAATACTGCGCACCCAACTGTTTCTGGAACTTTCAGTAACACATTGGCAACTGCTGCAGACTTGAACGAAACATCTTTAGAGCAAGCAATGATTGACATTGCAGCACTAACTGATGAAAGAGGTTTAAAAATTGCTGCAAAAGCTACGAAGATGATTATTCCATCACAACTTCAATTTACTGCAGAGAGATTAATGAAATCTCAGCAAAGAGTTGGAACTGCTGATAATGATATCAACGCAATAGCAAACATGGGAATGGTTCCAGGTGGTTATTCAATCAACCACTTCTTAACTGACCCAGATGCGTTCTATCTAATCACAGACGTGCCTAATGGTATGAAACATCTTGAAAGAGCTCCATTAACTACAAAAATGGAAGGCGATTTCGATACTGGCAATGTTAGATACAAAGCTAGAGAAAGATACGTATTTGGCGTATCTGACCCTAGAGGT